TCGTTTCTCACGAGCACGCGACTGCTACATCGTTGATCCCGATATGTGTGAACTGGCTACGCTGCGTCCTATCCAGAGCGAAGAGCTCGCTAAGACTGGTGACGCAACTAAGTACATGCTTCTCGCTGAGGTCGGCCTCCAGGTCAACCAGGAAGCAGGGCTTGGTGTAGTGGCTGACTTGTCAACCAGCTAGTAGGTGAAAGATGGAACATCGACGCACACTAAACATTGACGAGATCCTTGGCACGCAGACTGATTTTGTCTACGAGTCAGGCGACTCATTGAAGGATGACCAGATCATCATCAGCGAGTCGCAGGACGTGACAGCAATTATCGAAGCGAACAAGCGCTCGGCTAATGAAATCGACAAGCACCAAAAATATGGTGAGTGGTCGAAGGTGGCGTCGATCCCATTGAACCTTTACTACGACTTGAAACGGCAGGGCATCGTTGATGACCCTGCCCGTTTTAAGAGGTGGCTAAACGATTCTGACAATCGGTTTTTTAGGACGAGAGGAGGCCGCGTCTAGTGGCAGTCACGACCTATTCAGAATTGCAGGCAGCGGTCGCGGATTGGCTAAACCGCACCGACCTTACGTCGGCAATCACAGATTTTATTTCGCTCGCTGAAGCAGAGTTCCAGCGAACGATCCGTCATCGAAAGATGATCACTCGCAGCGACGCAACAATCGACAGCGAGTATTCGGCGACGCCGGCAGACTGGTATCAAAGTGTGTCGCTGGTTTTAAAAACAGACCCGGTTCATCCGCTTGAGTATGTAACGAACGAAGCGATGAACGAGCTCAAAAGCTCTAGCAGCGCAACTGGCAAGCCGAACTACTACACGCATGTCGGCACTGAAATCCAAGTGTTTCCTGCGCCAGACGGCACGGGCTATACGGGCGAGCTTGTTTACTACGGGAAGATCGACCCGCTCACTGACAGCAACACAAGTAACTGGTTACTCGATATTGCGCCCGACATTTATCTCTACGGCACGCTGGTACAAAGCGCGCCTTATTTGCGCGATGACGAGCGAACTGGCGTGTGGGCGTCGCTTTATCAAAAAGGAATTGAAGAGCTGATCGTTAGCGATCAGAGAACGCGCGGCCAGACGAGCGTGCGCATGAAGACGAGGAGATTGCAGTAGTGGCATTCACTGATTACCTGGAAAACAAACTGGTCGCGCACACTTTCTCGAACACTGCGTACACGTCGCCCACCACGGTTTACGTTGCGCTCTACACGGTCGCACCGACTGACTCAACGTCTGGCACGGAAGTGAGCGGCGGCGGCTACGCGCGCCAGAGCGCTGCGTTCACAACGACTGGCAACGCAGCAACCAACTCGGCAGCGATCGAGTATCCAACTGCGACCGCCGGATACGGCACCGTTGTGGCTGTCGCGATCCTCGACGCATCGAGCGGCGGCAACATGCTGGCCTACGCCAGTCTCGCGGCCAATAAAACAATTGATACCGGGGACGTGTTCCGAATCCCGGCTGGTGACTTGGATATCACGCTCGACTGATGACTCAACCAACGGGTTTTGGATATGGCTCTTGGAGCGCTGGAAGATATGGTGAATGGTCCTACAAGGACGGCTCCGCGACTGTCGCGGCGAGCTCAGCATTTGCTGCGGATAGTGAACGCGTCCGAGAAGGATCGGCTGCAGGAAGTAGTACGTCGAGCTTCACAAGTGCTGGGCAGAGAGTACGAACTGGCAGCGCGACTGTCGCGGCAGCATCAACCTTCACGGCCTCCGCATCAAGAATCCAGTCAGCCTCTGCGGCAATCGCAGCCAACTCAACATTCACCGCTGACAGCGAAAGAATCCAAACCGGCAGCGCTAGTGCTACGAGCACGTCAAGCGTTACGGCGTCTGGTCAAATCGTTGCGGTGGGCGCTGCGACGATCGCTGCCACATCTACCTTCACTGCCATCGGCGGAGAAGTGGAGCTCGGCGCTGCAGGTATTAGCGCTGTCTCTACGGTTACTGCTAGTGGCGAGCTTAAATGGAATTCACAGGGCGATGCATCGACAAGCTGGAACGATCAGGCAGCGGCTGCAGACACCTGGACAAATCAATCTGCAGCAAGCGATTCGTGGAGCGGGCAATCGGCTGCGTCAACTACCTGGACAAATCAAACAAGCGCTTCGACGGATTGGTCGGAAGCCGCATAGGAGTTAGGGAATGGCATCCACATACGTTAATGACCTGCGAATCGAAGAACAGGCGACCGGCGAAAACAGCGGCACCTGGGGCACCAAGGTCAACTCAGCTTTTTCGCAAATCGCTGAGGCGTTCAGCTATGGCACCAAGCAGCTCGCCGCCGACTCGGATGAAACGTTCACAATGCCAGACGGCACTAGCGACGGCACTCGATCGCTCTACCTAAAGATCACGTCTGCCGGCTCGCTCACTGCGACGCGCACGGTTACGCTTGGCCCTAACACCGTTAGCAAACTTTGGATTATCGAGAACGCTACAACTGGCTCCCAATCGATAACCATCGCCCAGGGCTCTGGCGGCACGGTCACGATCCCGACCGGCGCAGTGAAGATGGTTTACAGCGACGGCGCCGGGTCCGGCGCTGCCGTAGTGGATGCGCTTACTGATGTGTATTTGGCAAGCGTTGATCACGCTGCATTTGGAGATAACAAAAAAGCAGTCTTCGGTGATGGCTCTGACCTTGAAATATTTAGCGACGGTACAAATGGCAGAATCTCATTAAATTCTGCCTCAGGTAATTTAAGGATGCTGGCTGATGAGTTTCAGTTGGCTAATACGGGCTACACAAATTTTTACCTTACAACAACAGCCGCTGACGCTGTTTTACTTTATCATGGAGGGGACCAAAAACTAGAAACCACCTCCACAGGCATCGACGTAACGGGCACTGTGACTGCTGATGGTTTGGCTGTTGATGGTAGTGGGTCTTTCGTAGCTAGTGCTAATGATAGCTTTTTAAGTATAGCCCACACTGGGACAGAGGCAAGACTGTCAGCAACCTACACATCAACTGGCTCTTGGACTCCTATAGTCTTAAGAACACAAAACGAAAGCAGACTTAACATTGCCACCAACGGCGACATCAGCTTCTACGAAGACACTGGCACAACTGCGAAGTTGTTATGGGATGCGTCTTCGGAGTCTTTGACTGTTACTGGCGGCATAATTTCTAACGGTCAGGTTCCTGCTTTGACTGCCTCATCAACATTTAGCGATTACATTGTTGGATACAACAAAGGTAGATTTGCAGTTGTCGGCGATGCGATAGGGACAGCGGGTGAGATAGTTCTTTCACAGTATTCGTCTAATGGTTCGGTTGGTCGAGATGCTGTCACAATAGACTCAAGTGGCAACTTGTTGGTTGGGAAGACTTCTACTGCTTTTGGCACAGCAGGAATAGAGGCACGCTCTGGCGGCACGTTATGGGCTACAGCTAGTGAAACAAATGCGGCATCGTTTAATCGTTTGTCTTCTGATGGAGCAATAGCATACTTCAACAAAGACGGCACACCAGTCGGTAGTATTGGTACTTCTGGAGGCAGACTTTATATCGGCTCAGACGACACATCTATCTTTTTTGACAGCGGCACTTCTCCATCATTAAGACCTCATGGTCCTGCTGACCCTGATGGCGTAATTGATATTGGAGAATCTGGATACCGCTTCAAAGACCTTTACCTGTCAGGCAATGTTAATTTAGGAACAAAAATTACTGCTGCTGGGGTTACAACAACTGTAAATGCTTGGAAGTCTACAAGTAATTCAACATCATCATCTAAACATATGATTTTTGCTAACCCTAACGGCAATGTTGGAGACATAAGAACAAACGCTTCTTCGACAGCTTACATTACTTCATCAGACTACCGCCTAAAGGAAAACGTAGTAGCTATGACAGGCGCTACAGAACGCCTCAAGCAACTCAAGCCTTCACGCTTTAACTTCATTGCAGACCCTGACACAACTGTTGACGGTTTTTTAGCTCACGAAGTGCAAGAAATTGTTCCTGAAGCAATAGCTGGCGAAAAAGACGCAATGATAGATGAGGAGTATGAAGTTACTCCAGCAGTGCTAGATGATGACGGCAATGTTGTTACTGCCGCTATTATGGGTACACGCTCAGTACCAGACTACCAAGGTATTGACCAAAGCAAGCTAGTACCTTTACTGGTAGCAACAATCCAAGAACTTGAAGCACGTATCGCACAACTAGAAGGAGCTAACTAATGGCTACAACATGGACAATCTCAACACTTGAACGTGAGCTATCTGACGGTGGCGTGATCGTTGCCCACTGGCGAGCTACCGATTCTGAAATCGTAGGCGAAGGTGATGACGCTGTAACCTATAGCGCATCATCTTATGGCACTTGCGGCTTTACCTACGACCCATCAAGCCCAGACTTCACGCCTTACGACGATCTTACGGAGTCTCAGGTGCTAGGTTGGTGCTGGGCAAACGGCGTTGACCATGACGCTATTGAGGCATCGCTTGCAGCCAAGATTGAAGCTGACAAGAACCCAACTCAAGCGAATGGAGTGCCTTGGTAATGGACCTTTGGACAGCTATCAATATTGCGACGGCGGTGGTGACCTTGGCGAGTGCGGTGGCGGCTGTGACCCCAACAAAGGCAGACGATGCGTTTATTGCAAAGTATGTTAAGCCGATTATTGACGCGCTTGCGTTAAACGTCGGACACGCTAAGAAGTGACTAGGGAAGAGCGCAATCTCGCTGTCCAAGCCCTAGAGCAAATCGCCAAGCATGAAAAAGAGTGTGGCGAAAGGTGGGCAGAGGCAATAGTAGAAATGCGGGAACTGCGCAAAGTAACCGACTCGCACGCAGCGCGTTGGGAAAAACTAGCATGGCTAGTGGTGGCAACAGTAATCACAACAGGAGCGAGCGCTTGGACTCTTATGTTGAGATGAACAATGGCAATAGCAGAGGTAGTGGCTGTTCTGACGGCCGTCAATTCGCTGGCGAGCGCCGTTTCCGAAAGCGCCGGGCATGCATCGAGTCTTTCGACAATTGTTGGACGCCTATGCAATACGCAGGAAAAGATTCACGAGGTAGAAAAGAAGCACGCTGGCAAGCTGGACCAGAAAAGCGCGCTGGATATTGCTTTGTCGAAAAAGCGAGCTGCCACGATTCAACAGCAACTAGCCGATCATTTGAGGATGGCTGGCTTGCACGATGTTTTGCACGACATGAATCAAATCATGGAAGAGCAACGAGCGGCGCAAGCAAAAGAAATGGCGCGATTGAAGCGCGCGCAGAAAGAGCGAGAAGAACTAATCAATTTTGTCGGCCAGATGCTTGGCATCGGCGCGACAGTATTAACGTTAGCAATGGGAACACTATTCCTCGTTATTAACGTCTTCTAACGACCCGTGCCGTCCTGGCACCGACCTTGGCGCACCCGCGCCCGATCAACGACATATTTAATTTAGCTGCTAAGGAGCGAGCGATGGATAACGTTGTGATTGATGGTAATGAAATACAAATCGAAGACCTGAGCGACGAAGGCAAGGCGCAGGTCGGAAGGATCATGGAGCTGCGAAACGAATTAGGTCGGTTGGACATGCAGCGACAAGAACTGCATGTGGTAATCAACGCTTATGCGAACAGCATTAAACAATCGGTTGCGGAGCAGGAAGAAGAGCCGCAGATCGAACTGGTGAATTGATGGCGATACTCGGCGAGCTCATAGCCCCGGCAACAAAGCTACTCGATAAATTTATACCCGATGCAAGCGAGAAGCAGCGCATCGCGTTTGAATTATCGACGCTCGCCGAACGCCATGCGCAAGAGCAAGCGCTCGCGCAGATAGAGCTCAACAAGCAAGAGGCGCAAGGCAACTGGTTTCAGTCATCTTGGCGCCCGGCCATCGGCCATGTTTGTTGGATCGGGCTTGCTTACAACGTGATTGCGCAGCCGCTGCTCAGCGTGTGGTTTGAGATGCCGCCAGTGAACAGCGACCTGCTTTACCCGGTGATGCTCGGCATGCTTGGTATGTCGGGCATTCGCGGAGTCGAAAAGATTAAGGGAGTGGCGAAGTGAAGTACTTCCATCCTGACGAGTTCAGATGTCAGCACTGCGGCAATGCGGGCATCAAGTTCTCGTTTACCGAAAAACTCGATGACATCCGCGAGGAGTGCGGCTTCCCGTTTTTGATTAGCAGCGGTTATCGATGCCCGGAACACCCCATCGAGGCTCGCAAAGAGAAGCCTGGCTCGCACGCTGCCGGCTACGCGGCGGACATTGCGGTGACCGGCGAGCAAGCGCTACGCGTGATCGAGGTCGCGCTACGTCATGGAATAAAACGAATCGGCGTTAACCAAAAAGGGGGTGGTCGATTCATTCATTTGGATACGGACCCCGATCGGCCGTCTCCCGCGATTTGGAGCTACTAGCTTATGGCTTTGATTGCACTAGACATCCCGCCAGGCGTCGTTAAAAACGGCACGAATCTGCAGCAGGCCAACTCTTGGAACGACGCGAATCTCGTTCGCTGGTACGAGGGCAGCATGCAGCCCGTAGGCGGCTGGAGAACGCGCACAAGCAGCGCGATGACAGGGGTATGCCGTGCGTTGATCACGTATCGGGACAACGCTGGTAACCGCCGCACGGCCGCAGGAACGCATAGCAAGCTGTACGTCATTGATGAGTCAAATACTGTGCATGACATCACGCCGACCGGCTTTACTGCCGGCGCCGCTGACGCTGTGCAAAACCTCGGCTGGGGATCGCTCACTTGGAATGCAAACGAGTGGGGCACGCCAAGGCCAGACACCGGGCCATACACGCCGGCCACAACCTGGTCGCTCGACACCTGGGGCCAATACTTGGTCGGCTGCTCAACGTCGGACGGCAAGATTTACGAATGGCAGAACAACACATCGACCGCAGCCGCTGTCATTACAAACGCCCCGACGAGCAACACGGCGATTATCAGCACGGACGAGCGATTCATATTCGCGCTTGGCGCTGGCGGAGAAGGCAACCGGGTAGAGTGGTGTGATCAGGAAGACAATACAACTTGG